GGCCGTCCCCCACAGGCGGCCAGCCTCAGCTCATCTCTGGCTCGCTCCACGCGCTTCCTCCCGTCCGGCTGCATCCGCCGGTACTCCCGCACAAACCGGTACTTGATCCATCGCTCCATCCGTCGCGCCCCCTTTGCACCCGCATCGTACCACGCCCCGCCGCGGGAAACCATGGCCAGAACCGGGAACTGCGCCCGCTTTTTGCAAAAATCCGTATCCAAAACTGCAATCGTCAGGAGGCGACACCATATGCCCCAGATCTGTGACCGGCTCAATGCTGTTAAGCAAAAGTCCGGCCTCACCCTCACCGCGTGGGCGGAGCGCTCCGGCGTCCCCGTCAGCACGATCTCCCGCATCCTCTCCGGCTGCACCGAAAATCCCGGCCTGCAGACAGTCGTCGACCTCGTCGCCGCTGCCGAGGTCCCGCTGTCCGACGTCCTCCCCGACCTGCTCCCGCCGCCCGAAGCCGCACCCGCTGCGCAGCCCAGCGATGCCCTCCTCGCCGAAAAGGACGCCCGCATCGCCGCACTCGAGCGCCTCGCCCGTTACCG